TCTTCAAATCTTTTTTCAGCTATCTTTATCTGTTCATATTCTGATAATTTAGGATATTCATCCAATACTTGTTCATAGATTGATTCACGTATCAATTCGTTGTTTATATCACTCATAATCCGTCATGCCATTTAGTGCCGAAACTACTCATCATTTCGTAATCAGTAGGTTCATAATCTTCATAATCCTCATCTATTTCTGACTCTTCCACTTCGGGATATATACCCGCATTTTTTAGATCATTTATTGCATTTTCTTCATGCATATGATCTATTCCTGGTTGGTGATCTCTTAAAAATGAATCAGTCATTTTCTTTCTCCATATTTTCTAATTCAGCAACAGTAAAAGGTTCTAAAAAACTTTCAATAATTGTTATTTGATCTTTTATACGTTTTAAATCATTATTTAGTTCAATTCTTCTATTAGTAGAACCAATAGGATATTGACCTAATAAACGATCAACAATTTCTTTAGCTTCTTTTAGTGCTAGTAATACTTTAGACATTTGTTTTTTCCTTTTGAACGTAAGGGTTATAAGTAGAATTAGGGTTTAGGTAATTTTCTAAAATAGTAATTTGATCCTGAATGTGATCTAAATCTTGTTGTAGACCTTCTTGATCTTTTAAAACCCATTTTTGATTATTAATATCCTGTAAAGATTCAGGTAAACCAACATTATTTTCATCTTCAAAATGTTCAGTCCAATCAGCACCTAAACAAGCTATTGATAAACTTGCTTCGTGTAATGCTTTCAATGCTTCATCTTTAGTCGTCATTTTTTTCCTCAACTAAAAATTGAACATTAAATAATCCTTCGGAATCTTTACCATATTGAGCATATATTTTATGCTCTTCGATAAAGTCAGTTACTAATTTTTCTACCTTAGATCGTGTGTAGATTTTGTATTCCTTGTTAATCATTTTCGGTAACGAATTTTCGGTTTTGATTTGTACTGGACTTACTTAAATATTTAATGCCAGTTAATTATTCCACCCGTTTTAAAAAGTGAGATAATAATATATTCATTGCTTTCTCTTTTTCTTCTACACCAGAATTAATATCGCTATATATCTTTTTTTGATCTAAATATATCTGATGTTTTAAGTTAATTTTATCTTATTTTCTTTTTCCCATTCTTCTATATCTTTTTGTTTAATTACTATTTTATACCAATCATAAAAAGTACTTTTATGAACACCATTAAAGGCTAATTCACATTCTTCTATTACCTCTTCTCTAGGTAATTTTTGTCTAATTAATTCTTTCATGTATTCCATACATGATTCTCTATTCGGATTTATATTTACCATTATTCAATCTCCTTTATTAAGTCATAAATATCAAACATTATGTGTTCTAGTAATTTTTCCTGTGTATAAGAATCTCCTCTATTACTACATTCTTCTATTAATTCAATTCTTCTATCAATCCATTGTTCACAGTATTCTTTAAATAACTTAAAGTTTTTATCAGATAATTTAATTATTTTCATTATTTTTTAACCTCTTTTATTGTTTCTTGGTAAAATTTATTTATAAAATTATCTATATCTTTCTTACTCACTATTTGAAAATTTAATATCTCCTGTATCTGTAAAAATCTATATAAACAAATATCTTTATCTTGAAAATAATGATATACATTTTGTCTATTTATATTCATTAATTCACTCATTTCTTTAACGTATAAATTTCTAGTCTCAAATTTATAATTAAAAAATTTTCTTTCTTTATCTGTTAATTCAACAAAAAAACCTAATGAAGTTCTGTTGCTATTTATTTTATGATATATTTTCATTTTTCTTGA